TGGGCACGTCCATGGATATGATCCAGAACGCGTACCAGGGCTTCGCAAAACAGAACTACACCATGCTGGACAACCTGAAGCTGGGCTACGGCGGCACGAAGACCGAGATGGAGCGACTGCTGGCCGATGCTCAGAAGCTGACGGGCGTCAAGTATGACATCAACAACCTGAACGACGTCTACCAGGCGATCCATGTGATCCAGGAAGAAATGGGGATCACCGGCACCACAGCCAAGGAAGCCTCCGAGACGCTGGAGGGATCCATGGCAGCGGCGAAGGCCGCCTGGGATAACTTCATGAACGGCTCCGGCGATGCTGATCAGCTGGCCGACGCCTTCGCAACGGCGGCGGACAACATCGTCAAGAACCTGGCCGAGATCATCCCGCGCTTCGCTGAGACGCTGCCGGCTCTGGCCGGTGCCATCGTTTCCCAGATCCCGGGACTGGCTGCTGCCATCGTGCCCGCAGTCCTCTCTGCTGGCCAGAGTATTCTGGAGCAGGCCCGGGACGCTGTCACGGCCTTCGACTTTGTGGCGGCTGCTGAGGACGTCGTGCAGAAGATCACGGACTTCATCAGCAGCGACGGCCTGGGCTCTTTCCTGGGCTGCCTGGTGGACATTTTCACCGGCATCGTCAACGGTATCAGCTCCATGCTGCCGGTGCTTCTGCCGGCTCTCGTCGAGCTGATCGCCTACACCGTGACCACGCTGATCGACCAGCTTCCGGCTCTCCTGGAGTGTGCGCTCCAGCTGATCATCGGCCTGGCTGACGGTCTGCTCGCCGCGCTGCCTGTTCTGGTCGCAGCACTGCCGGAGATCATCAACTCCGTGGTGAGCTTCCTGGTGGCAGCAGCTCCTCAGATCCTCCAGGCAGGCATCACGCTCCTGCTGGCTCTGGTGGACGCGCTCCCGACAGTGATCGACGCGCTGATCGCAGCGCTGCCTCAGATCATCGAGTCCACAGTCTCCACGCTGGTCGCAGCAGCGCCTCAGATCGTGCAGGCGGGCATCACGCTCCTGCTGGCTCTGATCGAGGCCATCCCGGTCATCGTGCCCCAGATCGTGGCCGCACTGCCCCAGATCATCACGGCCATCATCAACGGCCTGATCGCAGCGGGTCCGCAGGTCCTGGCAAGCGCCCAGGAAGTGTGGGGTCAGATCACCGCAGCCGTCCCTCAGCTGATCGCTGACATCGGCGCGGCCGTGCCGGAGATCATCAACGGCATCGTCAACGGCCTGGCCGCTGGCGCGTCCGCAGTATGGGACGCAGCCTGCCAGCTGGGCAGCAACATCCTGGGCGGCATCAAGAGCTTCCTGGGTATCAACAGCCCGAGCACCGTCATGGCGGAGCAGGGCAACTACATCATCCAGGGCCTGCTGAACGGTCTGGAGACCATGCCCGACGCGGTCAACCAGCTGTTCCAGTCCACCCTGGACAGCATCACCACCTGGGGCTCTGACATGGTGGCCCGGATCGGCGAGTGGGGCGCCAATATGGCGACCGCAGCCGGCACGGCGATGAACACCATGGTCCAGACTGTCATCCAGTGGGTGCAGCAGCTCCCTGAGAAGGTCTGGGTCTGGCTGGTTAATACGGCCAACAAGCTGAACCAGTGGACGATCCAGCTCGTGCAGAAGGGCCAGGCGGCAGCCACAGGCCTCGTCAACGCCGTCCTCGATGGCGTCCGTACACTGCCGAGCCTCATGGTCTCCGTCGGCTCTGACATCGTCCAGGGCCTCTGGAACGGCATCAGCGCAGGATGGTCCTGGCTGACCAATAAAGTCGCAGACCTGGCCCAGAGCCTGCTGCAAGCTGCGAAGAACGCCCTCGACATCGGATCGCCTTCTCGTGAGTTCCGCGACGAGGTCGGCCGCTGGATCATGCCCGGCATCGGCGAAGGCATTGACAAGTCCATGCCTGAGACGCTGCAAAACCTGAAGGCAAGAGCCGGAGAGCTCGTCGGCGCCATGCGTGCCGAGCTGGCGGCCTCCACCTCTCAGATGGCCCTCGGGGCTTCTCACGCTGCCGGTCTGAGGGCCGCCGGCGTCGGCACCACGGTCTACTACGACAACCGCGTGGAGCAGAACAATGAGTACCACGTTCCGGTCGCCAGCCCGTCCGAGGTAAACAAAGCACAGCGCGAAGCTGTCAGAAAGCTGGTCGGAGGTGTGAAATGAATAAATTAACCCTGAAGATCGTGCTCACCTGCAACGGCCGGACCCTCACCATGGGGCCCGGCTCCGATCTGGACATCACAAAGGTCTCCGGACTGGAGTCGTCCGACATCTCCCTGAGCACGTCAGACAATGCCCTCGTCGACGGCGTAACAGTCGACGGCAAGAAGATCCAGGCCCGCCCGATCCACATCGAGGCGGCCTTCCGGGATCTGAAAAACAACGCGGAGAACCGGCAGAAGGTGATCAAGTTCTTCAACCCGAAGTACACCGGCAAGGCGCTGATCACCAACATGGGCGTCAGCCGCAACATCGAGTACGAGCTGGAGGGCTGGAGCTTCAAAGAGCAGGCCAACCTCAACAGCCGCCTGAAGATCGTGGTCGACCTCCTCTGCCCGGATCCGTATATGCTCAACACGGACAACTTCGGCAAGAACATGGCAGCCTTCACCGCCCTGTTCGCGTTCCCGTGGAGAGTCACCAGCCAGAAGGTCCTGGGCGTGCCTAAGCCCTACGCAGGGCTCGCCCTGGGCGGCATGGCCATGGCCTACAGAACGCTCCGCCAGGAGGTGGCTCTGGCCAACGACGGCGACGTTCAGACCGGTGTGATCATCAAGTTCGTGGCCACTCGTGGCCCGGTAAAGAACCCGAAGATCGCCAAGGTCGGAACATCCAACTTTATGAGGGTGAAGGTGGACATGGAGATGGGCGACGTCCTGGTCATCGACACCAACGAGCGGCACCAGGTCGTCGAGCTCAACGGCGTGAACTGCTACCAGCGAGTGGACAGGGCCAGCAACCCCTTCCAGCTGGACGTGGGCGACAACTATCTGGAATACGCAGCCGACGAGAACTACGTCAATCTGGACGTCAACCTCTACTACACGCCCAAATATCTGGGGGTGTAAATTATGCGAATTTCAGTATTAGACGCCAGCTTCGAGCTGCTCGGCGAGTTCTCCATCTATCGCTCACTTATCTGGAACCGGCGTTACTATGAGCCGGGCGTGTTCGAGATCCACACAGCCGTGGAATACTTCCCGCTGCTGAACTCGGGTCGCTATATCTTCCGGCACGACCGGCAGGAGCTGGGCGTCATCCGGGAGGTCAACTACACACAGACCAGTAAAGGCGCCCGCACAGCCTACTGCAAGGGCTACTTCAGCGAGGCCCTGTTCAACAACCGCGTCACCGTTCCCGCTGCCAATATCACCGGCACGCCGGAGGAGATCAGCAGGGCCCTGGTGACGACGTACTTCATCAGCCCCAGCGATGGCGACCGTGTTTTCCCTCAGATCCGGCTGGGAGTGCTCTCCGGTCTGGGCTCGTCCACTACGCTGCAAAGCACTGGCGACCAGATCGGCGACAAGATGTACGAACTGGAACGCACCCAGGAGCTGAGCCACCGCCTTGTCTTCGACTTCGAGGAGAACCTCCTCACGTTCGAGGTCTGGGCTGGCCTGGATCGCACCGATGACCAGGAAGTGAACAGCCCGGCAACCTTCTCCAATGCGTTCTACAACGTCAAGAATGTCGTCTACGACCGCGACGCCAGCACTGCCGCCAACTTCGCCTATGTGGCCGGAGAGGGCGAGGACGCTGATCGTGTCATCGTGGAGGTGGACGCCAGAACTGACGCCACCCAGGAGCGCCGGGAGATCTTCGTGGATGCACGAGACCTGCAGAAGACCTACAAGGACAGCAGCGGCACAGAGCGCACCTACTCCGACACCCAGTACGCCGCCCTGCTCCGGCAGCGCGGCCTGGAGAAGCTGGACGAATACGCTCAGGTGGAGGTCGTCAACAGTGACATCGACGCCAGCGCCAACCTCGTCTACATGGAAGACTTCGACCTGGGAGATCTCTGCACCTATCAGAACCAGGACGTCGGCATCGAGACCGTGAAGCGGATCACCGAGATCCAGGAGGTCTACGAAGGCAGCAAGGCGACGCTCAACATCACCTTCGGCAATGACGAGTCCACCTCACTCACAAAAATCATAAGGAGGGAAACAACCTAATGCGATACGGATATTTTGACAGCGAGATCATCGGCACAGACTCGGAGGGTATGCCCATTTTCGACCGAGCTGAGACCTCTGATCTGTTCCGTCTTCTCTTTTCCAAACTGGTCAGCAACGGCGTCCTGGCGTCCCCCAGCGACTGCTTCCAGGTCGTAGCTGCGGAAGGTCTGAACGTCACCGTCCGGCCCGGCTTCGGCATGATCAAGGGCGCCTTCGCCTACGATGACGCCGAGAACCGACTGGCCCTGGCTGCGGCCCCGACACAGTACAGCCGCATCGACCGCATCGTTCTCCGCTGCAACTTCGCGGACAGACTCTGCGAGCTGGTCGTCAAGACCGGCACCGTGGCCAATACTCCGGCCGCTCCGGAGATCGTCCAGCCCGCAGCCGGCGACTACTTCGAGCTGGGCCTGGCGACGGTCCTGGTGGGCGCCAACGCGACAGCAGTGACCCAGGCCAACATCACCGACACCAGACTGGACAGCGCGGTCTGCGGCTTCATCACGCAGCTGATCGACCATCTGGACACCAGCACCTTCTTCGACCAGCTCGACCAGTTCTACACTGAGTTCGTCAGCAAGACCGAAGCCGATTACCAGCTGAGCCGTGAGCAGTACCTGGAGATGTGCCAGGACATCGTGGACACGCTGACAACCTTCGAGCAGACCGCCGAGTCCGACTTCGATCTCTGGTTCCAGAGTATCAAGGACAAGCTGGCCGGAGACGTGGCCGGAGCGCTCCAGAACCAGATCGACGCTCTGACCGAGACGATCTTCCTGGACAAGTACGGTCTCTGCTCCAAAGTGACCACCATCACCAAAAACGCAGCCGGCGAGACTGAAGGGATCCTGGAGACCGACGAGGGCGCCCAGGTGACGGCCCTGACGACCTTCCAGAAGGACGCAGAGGGCAACACCAGCAGCATCGTCACGGTCATCACTCCCGCAGACGGCAACTACTACTACACGAAGACCGCCGCGTTCGAGACTACTGACGGCAACGGCAGCAAGTCGATCACGGAGTCCTACACCCAAAACATAAAGGAGGACTAACCACATGGCAGACTTCACAGGTGCCCAGTACACAGTCGACGAAGTGCTGGCAGGCATCAAGAAAAACCAGATCACCGGCCTGCCTCCCTCTAACCTGACCAGCAAGAGCGTCAGGATCGGAGACGGCAAGGCCACACTCGTCTGGAGCGTTCCGGCCACGACTACGGTCGACGGCCAGGTGCTTCAGACTACCGGCGGCGTTATGATCCGCCGCAAACTGGGCGAAGCCCCCGCAAGCATCACCGACGGCGACCTGGTGCTCGTCACCAGCGACCTGAGCGGCAGCTTCGAGGATACTGGCCTGGAGAACGACCAGACCTACTTCTGGCGCTTCTTCCCGTTCAGCGACCACGGCGTCTACAATCTCAACGAGGAGAACATCATCAGCGCGACCCCTCGCGCCTACATCCTCTACGGCTTCGAGATCGACAAGACCAACAGCGACCCCGAGAGCTGCGTCACCTACACCGACATGGCCGTGGGCTTCACTCCCGCCGCCGTGAATTTGTCCACCGGCGCCTTCGACCCCGGCAGCTGGACCGAGGACGTGTTCTTCCGCCAGAACAACCACGTCTGGATGGTAAAGAGCGACGGCACTCCTGACTACCAGCTGGACGACAACGACTACACGAAGAAGCTGGACGGCTCTGCCTCTGACGTCAGCAACAGCGCCTACGACGGCAACGCCATGGTCCGCTTCGACACCGTCTGGATCAAGGCCTCCGAGAGCGGCAACGTCATGAAGGTGCAGATCTGCAACATCCAGCTGGACGAGGACTTCCACGCCTATGCTCACACCCGTGAGGACGGCAGCATCATGGACTACATCTGGATGGCAGCCTTCGAGGGCTCCACCATCAGCTCCAAGATCCGCTCCATCAAGGGCGTCGCTCCTACCACCAGCCAGACCGGCGCCAACGAGATCACCTACGCAGCCAACAACGGCAGCCTCTGGGGCACTCAGACCTGGAGCCAGATCAACATGATCAATATGCTGCTGATCCTGATGGGCAAGAGCCTGAACACTCAGGCCGTGTTTGGCTATGGCCACTACACCGGCGGCTCCCAGGCCAGCCATCTGCTGAAGACCGGCACGATCTCCGACAAGGGCGCCTTCTATGGCACCAGCGGCAACGTGGCCATGAAAGTGTTCCACATCGAGAACTACTACGGCGACGCCTGGAACCGCATCAGGGGCTGCGTGACTGACGCCAACAAGCAGATCCTCGTGAAAACAACCCCGCCCTACAACACCGCAGGCACCGGCTACACTGCGACCGGCATCACGCCCGGCGGTACTTCCGGCGGATATATCAGCGCGGCCAAGATGACCGCGAACGGCCTGATCCCTCAGACCGCGAGCGGCTCCGAGACCACATACTTCACGGACGGCCTCTGGTTCGCTGCCTCGTGCTACGCGCTCGTGGGTGGCAGCTGCGGCTCTGGTATGCGGGTCGGAGCTTTTGCTTTGGATTTGAACGCTGCCGTGTCCGATACGAGCTGGAGCATCGGCGCCGCGCTTTCTTGTGAACAGCCTTTGTCCGCGGCGTAGCCGCGGACTCGGGGGGTCCGGGGGCCCTCCCCCCGGTAACGGCGTGAACTGATCATTACCAGGGGCCCGGGCGGGCGCTTTAGGCGTCCTGCTGTTTCACTCGTGGGTGGCAACTGCAACAATGGTATGAAAGTCGGAGCATTTGCTTTGAATTTGAACAATGCCGTGTCCAATACGAACTGGAACATCGGCGCCGCGCTATCTTGTCTACATCCCAATGAACCAGCCCGCCCGGGTCCTACACCCCAGGATCTTGAAATAGATCTACCAGCAGTGGAAATAAAGCCAAGACAAGGCACCGGCCAGTAAGCAGCAGGCCCGCAGCCGGTGAGGCGATAAGAAAGAAGACAACCTTGTTATGAAAAGTTTCCGTATTGACGACACGGCCGCAGCTTCCTCCGGAAGCATCGAGAGGGCCATGCTTAACGCATCAAAGAGAAAGAGGTCCAGGAAGGACGTCCAGCGCAGGCTGGCCAAGATGGAGGAGACCATCGCCACGCTCCAGGTCGTGATCGAGGAGCGCAACTACAACCCCAGACACCACGAGGCCATCGTCATCAACGAAAACGGACCCCACAAAGAGAGGCAGATCATCAAGCCGGACTACTTCCCGGAGCAGATCATGCACCACGTCGCTGTCCAGGCTCTCCATCCCTGCATCATGCACGGCATGGGCGCCTTCGTGCTCGGCTCCATCCCAGGACGCGGGGCGCACTACGGGAAGCGCTACGTCGAGAAGTGGCTGCGGCACGATGAAAAGAACACCAGGATCATCGGCAAGCTGGACATCCGGCACTTCTTCCAAAGTGTCGACCACGAGCTGCTGAAGGCCTGGATCCATAAGAAAATACGGCCGGGGAAGATCCGCGACCTCTGCGATCTGATCATCGAGGGCGTGGAGGAGGGGCTCCCGCTGGGCTTCTACACGAGCCAGTGGTTCAGCAACTTCCTATTGCAACCGCTCGACCATTTCATCATGGAGGAGCTGCACGTCTCCCACATGGCGCGGTACATGGACGACATCGTGATCTTCGGATCCAACAAGAAGACCATCCACGCCGCCATGGAGGCCATCGACTTCTATTTGTGGAACAACTTCCGCCTGGAGATGAAGAAGAACTGGCAAGTGTTCCGGATGGAATACGTCACGACCGAGTACGCCATCGAGTGCGAAAAGCTGGGCGATCTGTACGCCCTTCATGACGCGCTGCCGGTGAAGCATCAGCTGAAAATGTACAAGGACCGCCGGAAGATCTTCCTCAAAGCCAACGCCAGGAACGAGGCCGTCATGGACGAGTACCTGGAGAAGTACGGCGCCAAAGCGGAAACGGTCAGAATGACCCACGGGAGGGCTCTGGATTTTATGGGCTTCGAGTTCCATCGAGACCGGACCGTCCTCCGTAAATCAATTATGATCAGTGCCACACGCAAAGCAGCCCGGATCGGAGCAGCTCACCGGATCAACTGGGTGGAGGCTGCCGGGATGCTCTCATATATGGGCTGGATTGACCACACCAACACCTACGCGATGTATCTGGAGTGGGTCAAGCCGTATGTGAATATCAAGAGGCTAAAGAAAATAATCAGCAACCATCAAAGGAGGCTAAACAATGGAATTGATCTACAAAACCGTCAGGGGCTCCCAGCAGACGCGCCCGGAGGAGCTCGATCTCACGTCGAGCCCGGACAAGGTGTATCTGCGTCGTAATATCACCACCGTCACCGAGGCCAACGCTACCACAGGGGAGTCCATCCAGCTCTGGCAGTACGACGAGGCCATCCTCACCCGGGAGGAGTACGCTCAGTACAAGGCAGAGACGGAAAACGCCGGTCAGCAGCAGATCATGGAGAAACTGCAAACGACCGCAACCGACGACAGCCAGCTGATCATCATGGAGGCCCTCGCGGATCTCTACGATCTGATCGCTTCGCTGGCGTAGAAAGGAGGACGTCATGGTAGAGCTCTACACCAGGCTGATCATCAACAAACGACGCACCATTGACTCCGTGCCAGCAGGCATGAAGTCGGAAGTGGTCGAGCGTCTGAAGGCGCTCGGCTTCGACACTAATGGCGATCCCCTCGGGGAATAAGCCATGATCATCAACTTTATTTTACGAATTTTATGGAGGTACAACATGGTAGATTTGTATGTCGCTTTAATCATCGCAGGACGCAGAACCATTGACCAGGTGCCCGCCAAGTTCAGGGAGGCCGTGATCGCAGACCTCAACGCCCTCGGCCTGGACGAGAACGGCGAGCCCATGGAGGACTATGGCGTCGCTTCTCACTAAGTAAAGGAGGAGCGCGTCGATGTCGCCAGAAGTTTCCAGCATTATCATCGCGCTGATCGCAGGTCTGACCGGGTCCGGAGGATGCTCCATCATCCTCTACCTGCTCCAGCGCCGTGATAAGAAAAAAGACGGCCAGACCGAGGAGGACAAGCAGCGCGACGAGGCCACCAAGCGCCAGAGCGCGATGCTGCTCGGCCTCGGCCATGATCGGATCGTTTACCTGGGAAGCTGCTACATCGAGCGGGGCTACATCACTCAGGACGAATACGAAAACCTGCACGACTATCTCTACGAGCCCTATCTGGCGCTCGGCGGGAATGGTACGGCCAAGAAAGTCATGGCGGAGGTGGAACGCCTTCCGCTGCACAAAAACAAGGAGGAATAAACCCATGAAAAAGATCGACTGGATCCGCAAGCTCACGAGCCGCAAGTTCTGGCTCAGTGTGGCTTCTTTCGTCTCCATGCTTATCGTCGCCCTGGGCGGCGCTGAAGCGACTGCCACTCAGGTCACTGGCCTGATCATGGCCGGCGCGACTGTCATCGGCTACGTCATCGGCGAAGGCCTGGCAGACGCCGGCAACGCTTCCGGCGAGGGCTCCGGCGCTGCCGGAGAGTAAGCCGTGAAGGTGACAGGGTCCTCCACTGAGAAGACCATCTGGAACTACTTCATCGTCAAAGGAATGAGCCCCGCCGGTGTGGCGGGGCTCATGGGCAACCTATACGCCGAGAGCGGGCTCAATCCGCAGAACCTCCAGAACACCTACGAGAAGCGCCTGGGCTTCACGGACGCCAGCTACACGGCGGCCGTGGACTCCGGCGCCTACGCCAACTTCGTCCGAGACGGGGCTGGCTACGGCCTCGCACAGTGGACATACTGGAGCCGCAAGGAGGCCATGCTCAACTACGCGAAGAAGACCGGCGCGTCCATCGGCGACCTGATCATGCAGCTCGACTTCATGTACCAGGAGCTGAAGGGCTACGTCGCCGTGTTCCAGGTGCTCCGAACAGCCCGGACCGTAAAAGAAGCGTCGGACATCGTGCTGACCAAGTACGAGCGCCCGGCCGACATGAGCGGCGCCGTCAAGACTAAGCGGGCCAGCTATGGCCAGGCCTTCTACGACGCCTACACCACAGAGAAGGAGGTCAGCACCATGAGCAACAGCCCTCTGGTGACTTATACCAACATCACCAAGAACAAGACCAGCCCTCGCAATCACGCCATCGACACCATCACGATCCACTGCATCGTGGGCCAGTGGACGGCCAAGCAGGGCTGCGACTATTTTGCCACCACTGATAGAGAGTGCAGCGCCAATTACATCGTCGGCAAAGACGGCAGCATCGGCCTGTCCGTCGACGAGAAGGATCGCTCCTGGTGCACTTCCAGCCGTGAGAACGACAACCGCGCCATCACCATCGAAGTCGCCAGCGACACCGAGCACCCCTACGCTGTCACCGATGCAGCGTACAGCGCCCTGATCAAGCTGGTGGCCGACATCTGCCAGCGCAACGGCATCAAACAGCTGGTCTGGTCTACCAACAAGGCCGACCGCGTGAACCACGTCAACGGCTGCAACATGACCGTCCACCGCGACTACGCCAACAAGGCCTGCCCGGGCCAGTATCTCTACGAGCGCCACGGCGCCATCGCTGCGGCCGTCAATGCGATCCTGGGCTCCGGCACTACCCAGGCTCCGGAAGCGGCTCCGGAGGCCGTCCAGGGCTTCCCTGAGACGCCCTTCACTGTCCGCGTCATCGTTCCGGATCTGAACTACCGCAAGGGCCCCGGCATGAGCTACGCAGTCAAGGGTCAGACCGGCAAGGGCGTCTTCACCATCACCGAGGTGCAGGACGGCTGGGGCAAGCTAAAAAGCGGCGCCGGCTGGATCTATCTGGAGAACCCGAACTACTGCACCATCCTGGGCGTAGCAGCAAAGCCTCCCGACCCGGATCCCGCAGACGTGCTGGCCGAGGAGATCGCCGGCAAGGTGAAGGGCTCCGGCCTGGATCCCGAGGACGTCCTGAACAGGGTCGAGAAGATCCTGGGCGTGGCATGATGGCGCTGATCGGAGCCGCTGCGCTCCTGATCATTAGCGTCGGCGCTGCCGGCTGCGCGATCACTGCGGCCGGCGTGTATATGGAATAAGCGAGAGCCCCGGCACCTGCCGGGGCTCTTTTGCTTTATACTGCAATTTTTAGAACGATATAGTCCCGCAGCACGAAGATCTCCGGAGTTCGAGTACCACTGCGTGGAATCCACCATTCGGACCGTACTCGAACTTTCGAGTGCGGTCCTTTTTCTCTTATATTGTAAAAAATCAGCGCCACGTCGTTCCGGACTTCGATCCTGGCCACGAACGTGTCGATCAGCCTCGCCCGGAAGTCGTCATCGGTGACGTCACCATCCCGGAAAGAGCGCAGCCAGGCCTCGACCACTTCACGAGTGAGTCGAGGCCTTTTTATTTCTGCCCGCTCGATCTCTATCACGAGAGCCTCCTCCTCGTCCTCCAAGGCGCTCAGACGAGAGACCAGGCCCCGGGCCCCGCCTTCCTCGATGGCGTCCAGCAAGTTCCTCTGGCGCTTCCTGACGGAGTCCAGACGGCGGCGGAGAGCAGCGACCGGGTCGTCGGCCAGCTCCTGCTCCTGGACCTCCAGGACGCGGACGGCCAGCTTGTCGATCATGTCATCGGTCAGCATATCGTGGACCGTGGCCAGGATCACAGCGTCCTCCAGACGGTCCTGGGGGATCGCCTTCATCTCGCACTTCTTCCCGCGCTTCTTGTCTCCGCACTTGTAATAGTGGTACACCTTCCCAGTTTTACTGGTGCCGGCCTCTGCGTTTAGCATGGCGCCGCAGTACCCGCAGAAGCATTTACAGCTCAGCAAATAGTCCACCTTCGCCCTCCCTGCTGCATTGTTGCGGCTCGTCTTGAAGTGTTGCGCGGCCTCCTGGAAGGTGGCCTCGTCAATAATCGGCTCCACCGGCAGCCGGATACCCTGGACCTCAAACTCGCCCAGGTACTTCCTGTTTCGCAACATCCGGTATATGACATTATGAGAGATCGGCCGGCCACGCTGGCCAACGACCCCATGGCTCCGGAAATGCTCCATCAGATCCTTCATCGTGGCGCCTGCGATGTGCATCTGGAACGCCTGGCGGACCAGGGCGGCCCGTTCTTCGTCGATGACTACATGACGGTCGGCGTCTACTTTGTAGCCTATGGGGAGCGGCTGGCCGCAATACTGTCCCTTCTTCGCTGTCTCCTTCATGCCTCGGATGACCTTCTGTCGGAGATCGGCGGAGTAATACTCGGCCAGACCCTCCAGCACGCTCTCCAGGATGATCCCCTCCGGGCCCTCCGGGACGCTTTCCTTCGCGTACATCAGCTTGACGCCGGCACGCTTCAGGGTCAATTTACCCAGGGCGATGTCCTGGCGATCCCGGCCGAAGCGGTCGATCTTCCACACCAGGACGCAGTCAAACAGACCGCGCTCCGCGTCCCGCAGCATCCGCTGGAACTCGTCACGGCCGACGACACTCTTGCCGGAGACCTTCCGGTCGGCATACACCTCGATGATGTCGATCCCGTTCTCCTCTGCATAATATTTACAATCAGCCACCTGGCCCTCGATGGACTGCTCCGTCTGGCGTGGGCCCGGTGAGTATCTGGCATAAATAACGCCACGCATAGGCTCACCCTCCGATCTGCTTCAGTGCTTCATCGTGTAGATCCTGGACCAGCTGGGCGTTCTCGCCAGACATCCGGAAGAAGTACACCTCCAGAGAGCTCTGGAACTTCTCAAACTGGCCGAGCTTTCCCTTCTCTGTCTTCAGCTTCTCGGCGTTCAGCTGGGCCTTCTGGAAGCAGCGAACGATCAGATCCCGGACGGCGGCCTGCTCCTGATCCACAGCCATCCGCAGCACTTCGGGCGGCTTCGTTCCCTTAAATTTCACATACTTCGAGATGCTGGCCAGCTTTTCGGCCGTCTCCTTAACGGTATCATATCGAGAGAAAAAGACATCCGGATCCGTCGTCCTGTTTACGATGTCCCGGCTCTCGACCAGTATCTTCATCCACTGCGGCGCCATCATCTCGGCGGCCGCTTTCTTTTTACCATGTCCAAACATACGCATCAGCCTCCGATCTTCCGGGCCTTCTTCGCCAGATCGCCCAGCATAAAGTCAATATACAGAGCGACACGGGTCTCCAGCTCCTTCACGTCCTGCTCTGTCACCTCGTACTCAGCGCCGCCATGGGTCAGAATGACATCGCCGTCGGCGCTATAAATGAGGTTATAACCCAGGAGCGCCATCTGCTGCTCCAGGCAATAGCTGAAGCTGCTCTCGACGCGCTTCTCTGTCCAGCCGGAGAACTCCACCGGAGTCATGCCCAGCGCCTTCGCAAAGGCCGGCACCTTCGTCCTGGGGACGTCGGCAAGGCCCAGCTCAATCTTGTTAATGCTGCTTTTATGTTTATATCCAAGGATCCGGGCCAGCTCCTCCTGGCTCAGTCCGAGTTCTTCGCGCTTCCGTTTAATTAAATCACCGAGTTCGTACATAATGAAGCACCTCCTCCGAGGTCATTCTATCATACGGTGTAAAATTTTTCTACTATTTTTGTAAAAATATCTTGACATTATTCTACGCCCATGCTATCTTGTTGATGGTAGAATAATTTTCTACTTTTCCAGAAGAACACACCACCGACAGGAGGGCACACAATGAACACCTATAAAATCACCTTTACCAGAGAGAACGGCACCCAGGGCGCCGACCACTTCACCGCTCCTACCGAACAGCGAGCCCGCAAGGACTTCAACGACTGCTACCGCCACGGCACCGGCACCATCATCAGCGTCGAGCTGATCCGCACTGATGCACCCGCCACCAAGCAGCAGGAACGCGAGGCTCTCGACAAGATCCGCAAGATAGTCGAGCAGCTGGGCCCGGACTCCTACCTGGCCACCACCTTCGAGGGCTGCTTCGATCTGGCCGCCGAGAACATCAACAACGACTGGGCCTGCTCCATGGCCGACCGCGCCCGCCGTGCTGAGAAGCGTGCCGAGGAAGCTGAGGAGAAGCGCATCGAGGCCGAGCTGGGCTATAACCGACTGGTAGACAAGCTGGCCGAGGCCGAGAAGGACTACGAGGCCGCCCATGCCGCTGCTCATGCGGTCGCCGAGGAAAAGGACGCCGAGATCGCCAAGCTGAAGGCCCGCATCCAGGAACTGCTGGAAGACAGCAAGCGCGGCTACGAGTCCATCGGCGAGATGGCCAGCCGTGCCGGAGAGGCCCAGCGTAGAGCTGAGGCTGCCGAGGCTGAGGTCATCCGTCTGAAGGCTAAACTCTACGACTATATGACCAGGGAGGGCTAAAGATGGGCGCCTATATGAGAAAGACGGGGATCCTCCCCGTCTGCACCAATAACGAGGCCCGGGACTACTTCGCCGGCAAGGGCCTCACCTATGACAACGTGACCGAGGGCGACATCCTCACCCTGGTCATGCTGCTGAACAAGCACATCAAGAAGGCCAACGCAGACTGCGAGACCTCGATGGGCTCCATGTACCTGAGCCGCCGGATCGACCTCAAGCGGAAGACCAACGGCACTCTGATCAGCTGCTTCCTCTACGTCAACAGCCACTACTTCGAGCGCCGGGAGTGTATCAGCTTCAATGCTGACGGCTGGATCGGCTTCGCCGGCTGGGCTGACCAGGGAAACACCAACCCCATCCTGCGGGCGTTCCGAGAGTGGTGCGACTATCTGGCAGCATCCAGGGAGGGCTGAGACCATGAAGATCCTGTCCTGCGGAGCCGGGATGCAATCCACAGCTCTCGCCCTAATGAGCTGCGAGAACGCGCTCGCCCTCGCCCACGGCCACGGCACAGTCCACCCGCGCGTCCCCATCTACGACGCCGTGATCTTCTGCGACCTCGGTATGGAGCCGCCCTGGGTGATGTCTCAGGTGCACTTCATCCGACGAGCCTGCGAGAGCGCCGGGATCCACTTCAAGATCCTGGAGTCGCCCCTCTATGCTGATTTTATGAAGAACTTCGGGGAGCGCCGGACGATCAGCATCCCCTGGTGGACCATCAAGGACGACGGCCACAAGAGCAAAATGCCCAGGAACTGCACCATCGACTACAAGGTCGAGGTCATCTCCAAGTATGTCCGCTGGGAGCTCCTGGGCTACCGGAAGGGCCAGCGGCTTCGGCCGGCTGATCAGAAGGCCCACGAGATGCACATGGGCTTCTCCTTCGAGGAGCGGCGCCGGTGCAAGGAAAGTCCCAACCCGATGTTCATCAACCGCTTCCCGCTGGTGGATCTGGGCTGGACCCGCGCCGAGTCCTTCGCCTACATCAAGGACGTCTGGGGGCTGGAGACAAAGGCGTCAGCCTGCACCTTCTGCCCCTACCACAAAAACTACTTTTTCCAGCATCTGAAAGAGAACGAGCCGGCAGAGTACGCCCGACTGGTGGAAGTCGATCACCTGCTGCGAGACAAAAACCCGAAGCCGCCGATGGACTCCGATCTGTTCATATCCCGGAGCCGGAAGCGCATCGAAGAACTGACCCCGGAAGACTGCAACGACGCCGAGTGTTTTGAATACTGCGGCCGGCAGATCTGGAACGGATTTTAGAAAACAAGGAGGACACACCACAATGACCCGTTTCACGTTCTACCTCAACTACCTCGTCTGCCTGATCTGCACGCTGATCGCCTTCGAGCTCTGCTGGATCGGCGCCAAGTACGTCATCGAGGGCGAAGTGATCCACACCTACCTCGACCACTTCATCGCCGTGTGCGGCTCCTGGTATCTGGCCAGGGACACCATGAAGCTCTGGGTGAAGCTGAGGATCAAGGCCCAGAAGGCCCAACACTAAGGAGGCAGCCATGAAGAAGATCGTCCCGCTGCAGAACTACTCCAGAGAGGTGCAGATCATGGCCCACATGATCGGCCTGAACAATAAGCGCCCCTATGTCCGGCACGGCCGCCGCTACTACAAGCCCTACCGCAGCTACTTCTGCGCGGCACTGTCCGGCCCTGACTACGAAGCGCTGCGAGCGCTGGAGCGCAGAGGCCTCGTCGAGAGTGGCAGGCCCGGGAAGCAAACCGTCTATTTCTGGACGACCAGAGACGGACTGGACTGGCTGGGCCGCAAGCTCAACATCCAGATCCATGACCCGGAGAATTAACACAAGGAAGGAGATCCACATGAAAGTAAACACCGAACTGCTCCAGAAGAAGATCAAGGACAGCGGCCTGAAGATGGGCTTCATCGCTGAAAAGCTGGGCCGGTCCCGCCAGGCTCTGAGCGACAAGATCAAGGGCGAGACCGAGTTCCTGCCCAGTGAGATCCGAGTGCTCTGCGAGCTGCTGCGATTGACTGACGAGGAGCGTCGTCTAATTTTTTTAATCTAAAGGTAGAAAATTTTTCTACAAAGGAGGACAACACCATGAAGAAAAAGAGACCCCAGCCCCAGCAGGACAAGCGCTACAAGTGCTGCGAGACCTGCGGCAATATGCAGCCCATCGGAGAGGGCGACCACATCTGCGACGCCTGCTGCGGCCATGATGGCAGCCCCTGCGCTCTGATCCTGGAGGACTACACCCCGGCCGACGATTACTTCATCTGCCAGGGCGAGCGCTGGACACCACAGTGAGGAGGGCCAGCCATGGAGAACATCGACCTGACAATGCTGGCCCGCTCGGCCTACCGAGCGATCCTGAGAGATATGGAGGTAAAGAAGAATGAAAAGACGCAGACGTCGCCGGACATGGCCGGCCAACCTGCTCAGCCTGCTGCTGGGCGTCCTGATCGGCTCACTGGCTGGTCTGGCTCACTGGCATAGTGTAACCGCACCTCTGGACGTTGTGGCCACGGTGACGCCGGTGGAGCCCCCTCCCGTGGTCTCCTACGAACTCCAGGAGCTCACCAAAGAGCCGGAGCCCTACAACGACCCAGGGATCCCGGACGAGGTGGAGGAAGCCGCCAGGGCCGCCGGCGAGATCTACGGCATATCTCCGGAGCTGTTGGAGGCCATCGCCTGGCACGAGAGCCGCTTCCAGACTGACGCCGTGAATGGCGACTGCACCGGTCTGATGCAGGTCTCCCTCTACTGGCACGCCGACCGCATGGAGCGGCTGGGCGTTACCGAGGCCGAGATGTGGGAAGCCGGTCCGAACATGATGGTCGCCGCTGACTTCCTGGCCGAACTGTTCCGGATCTATGACAACGATCTGGGCGCGGTCCTGATGTACTACAACGGCGACGGACGCCTGGACGGCTATCTGGCCGGAGGCGAGCTGAGCTGGTACGCGGCGAGTGTCATGGACATGGCCGAGCTGCTGGCAGATCATGAAGTGGAGGAGGTGGTGCTTATGGCTGCACAAAAAGAATGAGGCCCCGAGGACAAAGCCCCGGAGCCCCAGAAGAACACACCCCAATTATATCACAGCTAAGGAGGATTTCAACGCATGAAGATCAAAGTCGAATTTGAAAGTCTGGACGAGTTCAAGGAGTACATGGGCATCGTATCCCCTTCCCTCGCCGCAGCACCCGCTCAGGCAGAGCCTGAGACCACCGCAGAGCCTGAGCTCGCCCAGGGAGACCCCCAGGAGGCGGCCCAGAACGCCCAGGAGGACGCCGAAGCTCCTCAGCCTAAGAATGACACCACCAAGACCCAGGAAGCCGCTCCTGCGGAAAATGAGGCCGCTCCTGACCCCGATCCGGAGCCTGAGCAGCCCGCAAAGGTGACGGAAGACTTCCGCATCGTTGTCCGCAAGCAGCTCGCCGCTCTCAATAAGAAATGCGGCTACAACCGCGCCGCCGAACTGATCAAAGAGCTGACCGGCAAGAACAAGCTCACCGAAGTGAACCTCGCCGATCTGCCGAAGGTCATGGACCACGCAAAGGAGGAAACCAATGCCGACTAAACACGCCCGCTGCTCTGCATCGGCCGCGCATCGCTGGATCAACTGCCCCGGATCCGTCGCACTGTCTGACCAGTGTCCGGATCCCGGCACCAGCAGCTACGCCGACGAGGGCACCCTGGCCCACAGCCTGGCCGAGCTGAAGCTCAGGCACGCGCTGAAGGAGCTGACCACGGGCCAGTACAAGAAACAGCTGGCAAAGATCCAGCAGAGTGACTACTACAACGCCGAGATGGACGAGGCCACCGACTTCTATGTGGACGCTGTCCTGGAGGAGTTCGCCGCTGCCGACGAAGGCGCCGAGCTGATGATCGAGCAGCAGCTCAGCCTGGAGCAGTGGATCCCGGAGGGCTTCGGCACCTCTGACGTGGTCATCGTCAGCAACACCCAGATCCAGGTCATCGACCTGAAGTATGGCAAAGGCATCAAGGTCGAGGCCAAGAACAACCCCCAGCTCCGCCTCTACGGTCTGGGCGCCGCCGTCCTGTTTGGCAGCGTCTACGACTTCGACACCGTGAAGACCACAGTCATCCAGCCCCGCCTCGATCACGTCGACAGCGAGGTCGTGATCCTGAAGGAACTGCTGCTCTGGGGCGAGGAGGAAGTCGCGCCCCGCGCCATCATGGCCATGGAGGGCACCGACTACATGGCAGCCGGCGACTGGTGCCGCTTCTGCCCTGCCAAGACCCGCTGCCGCAAGCGTGCCGAGTTCAACCTGGAGCTGGCCCGCATGGAGTTCCAGAAGCCTCCGCTGCTCTCTGACGAGGAGATTGGCGAGGTGCTGGCCAAGGCCGACCACCTTCAGAAGTGGGCCGAGGAGGTCAACCAGTACGCGCTGGAGCAGGCTCTGGCCGGCAAGCACTTCGAGGGCTGGAAGCTGGTCGAGGGCCGCAGCATCCGCAAGTACGCAGACGAGACCAAGGTGGCCAGCACGCTGATGGCTGCCGGCTTCGACGAGGCGATGCTCTACCAGCGCAAGCTCAACGGCATCACCGAGATGGAGAAACTCGTCGGCAAGAAGAAGCTGGCCGCCACCCTGGGCGACCTGCTGATCAAACCCGCAGGCAAGCCGGTCCTCGTGCCGGAGTCTGATAAACGCGAAGCCATCAACACGACAGAAGCGGCGAAGGCCGACTTCACAAACACCGACGACGAGATCGCGTCGTTCTAAAATCAAGGAGGAAAATAAAAATGTCTAACACCAAAATCATCACCGGAAAAGTTCGCTTCAGCTATGTGAACATCTTCAAGAGCCGCGCCTTCCAGGCCGGTCAGGACGCCAAGTACAGCATCTGCCTGCTGATCCCCAAGGAGGACAAGGCCACCATCAAGAAGATCAAGGCAGCCATCGACGCGGCCGTCCAGGACGGCATCGCCTCCAAGTGGGGCGGCAAGAAGCCCGGCAACCTGAAGCTGCCCCTGCGCGACGGCGACGCCGAGCGCGCTGACGAGGCTCCTGAGTACGAGGGTATGTACTTCCTCAACTGCAACAGCAACCAGAAGCCCGGCATCGTGGACAAGGATCTGAACGAGATCCTGGACCCCGACGAGGTCTACTCCGGCTGCTGGGGCCGCGCCTCCATCAACTTCTTCCCCTTCAACACCAACGGCAACAAGGGCGTCGGCGTCGGCCTGAACAACATCCAGAAGCTGAAGGACGACGAGCCCCTGGGCGCTGCTCGTGCCTCTGCCGAGTCTGACTTCGGCGACGGCTTCGAGGACGACGAGGACTTCTAAGGAGGGACGACGATGCACAGAGTTATGGGCGTAGATATAGAAACCTATAGCTCCGTGGATCTGACCGACGCGGGCGTCTACGCCTACACGGAGGCGCCCGACTTCGACATCCTGCTGATCTCGTACATCTTCGACGACTGGGGCGAGGATGACGTCCGGACCATCGACTGCTTCGACGCGGATCCGGACATGATGGCCGAGTTCGTCGAGGCCCTCACCGATCCCCAGATCGTCAAGACTGCCTTCAATGCGAACTTCGAGCGCACCTGTTTGGCCAAGTGGCTGAACAAGCCCATGCCTCCCGAGGAGTGGCGCTGCACCATGGTCAAGGCGCTGACGCTGGGCCTGCCGGGCAACCTGGCAGGCGCCGGCGAGGCGCTGGGCCTACCAGCTGAGAAGCTAAAGGACCCCCAGGGCAAGGCGCTGATCCAGTTCTTCTCCAAGCCGTGCAAGCCTACCCGGGTAAACGGCCAGAGGACGCGCAACCTCCCGGAGCATGACCCGGCCAAGTGGCAGCTCTACAAGAACTACAACAGGCAGGACGTCGTGACCGAGCAGGAGATCCTCCGGAAGCTATCTATCTACAAAACCCCAGAGGACGAGCAGGCGCTCTGGTCTCTGGACCAACACATGAACGACAACGGCGTGAAGCTCGACATCCCCATGGTCGAGAAGATCGTCGCCTACGATAACCAGCGCCGGCAGGAGCTCCAGGAAGAAGCCCAGGAGCTCACCGGCCTGAAAAACCCGAACAGCCTGGCCCAGCTGAAGCGCTGGCTCGCAGAGCAGGGCGTGGAGATGGCCAGCGTCACTAAGGACACCATCGCCGAAGCGCTAAAGCGGCCAGACCTTCCGGAGAACGTCCGGAGAGTGCTGGAGATCCGCACCGCCCTCGGCAAGACCAGCGTGGCCAAGTACAGCACGATGCTGGTGGCACACTGCCAGGATCAACGGCTGAGAGGCATCCTTCAGTTCTACGGGGCCAACCGCTCCGGCCGCTGGGCCGGGCGCCTGGTGCAGACGCACAACCTGGCCAAGAACACGCTGCCGGATCTGGCGCTGGCCCGCGAGCTGGCGGCCGAGGGAGACTTCGAGACCATGGGTACTCTGTTCGGCGAGACGGCCTTCGTCTTCTCCGAGCTGATCCGGACGGCCTTCATCCCCTCCGACGGGCGCCGCTTCGTCGTCTCCGACTTCTCCGCCATCGAGGCCCGTGTCCTGGCGTGGATCGCCGGCGAGGAGTGGGTCCTGGACGCCTTCCGCAGTGGCAAGGACATCTACTGCGAGACCGCCTCCATGATGTACCACGTCCCGGTCGAGAAGCACGGCGCCAACAGCCACCTCCGCCAGAAGGGCAAGGTGGCCGTGCTGGCCTGCGGCTACCAGGGCGGCGTCGGCGCCATGAAGCGCATGGACCGCAGCGGCAGCATCCCGGAGGACGAGCTCCAGAGCGTCGTGGATCAGTGGCGCCAGGCCAACCCCAGAGTCGTGAAGCTCTGGAGGGACGTCGAGCTGGCCGTGAGGACCGCCATCGAGGAGCACCGCACCGTGAGGCGCGGGATCCGTGTCCAGGTCAGCCCCGAGGAGCTCGCAGCCCGTGAAGCCATGGCCGGCGGCCCGGTTAGGCCGTACAGTGTCCGGGAGGGCGTGGGCATCTCCTTCGGCTACATCAACGGCAACCTGTTCATCAAGCTGCCCAGCGGCCGGAAGCTCTGCTACTGGGACGCCAAGCTGAAACTCGACCCCCGCGACGGCCGCGAGCACATCGTCTACATGGGAGTGAACCAGGAGACGAAGCAGTGGGGCGAGACCGAAACCTACGGCGGCAAGCTGGTCGAGAACATCGTCCAGGCCACCGCCAGAGACTGCCTGGCCATCTCCATGCAGAGGGTCGCGGCTCTGGGCTACGACATCGTGATGCACGTCCACGACGAGATCATCGTGGACTGCCCCATCGAGGACACCGGCGCCATGGCCAGGATCAACGCCTGCATGGCCGAGCCGATCCCATGGGCTCCCGGCCTCCCGCTGCGCGGCGACGGCTACGAGACACCGTTCTACATGAAAGACTAAGGGGGGGGGATCTCCCTCCTCCACCACAGAAAAGGAGGACAGCGATGGAACCTATCAAAATACGCTGGGAGACAGGCCACATGGAGATCAACCCCGACGTCTTCTTCCCGACAAGCACAGCCAGGATCCGGAAGCTCCTCCGGGTGGTCGCCCTGGATTTTCCGCATCAGGACGACCTCCGGATGCAGATGGCCCGGTATTGCGAAGACCGAGCCGAGGAGATCCTGAGCGACCGCAAGCGGCTCGCCAACGAGGCCGTGAACTATCACCAAAAGGTGGCGGACCTTCAGCCGCCCATTGACACAGCGAAGCGCCGGATCACAGCGCTCCGCGCCTGCATCCAGGAGCAGCCGAAAAAGGCCCGGGCTCTGGGCTACCGTGACCGACTCCAGGAGGAGCAGGAGACCCTCAAAAAGCTGAAGACGCAGCAGAGCACCGCGCTGGCTGCCTTCAAGAAAAAGCAGAAAGAGTTGTTCGAGGCCGCTGAGGGCGTGGCCAAGAGATTGAAACAGAACGCGGAGGTGCTCAGATCATGACCAACACAGCCGAAAAGATCAGCGCCCCGCTGTTCACGGTAAGGCACAACGGGGATCTGCTGATCTCCCTGGGCAAGAGTCGCTACGAGACCGCCTGGAAAAACAAGACCATGAGCTGGGCCGTGCTGCTGAATAAGCTGGCCCGCTCCCAGGAGACCGCCGAGACCCATGCCGAATACATGAAGATGTCGAAGGAGCAGCAGGACCGGATCAAGGACATCGGCGGCTTCGTCGGCGGCCATCTGAAGGACGGACGCCGCAAGACCGGCTACGTCACCGGCCGCCAGCTGCTCACCCTCGACCTGGACTTCCCTCCGGTCGACTTCTGGGACAGCATCATCAACAACCTGGAGATCAACAGCGCCCTGGCCGTCTACTCCACGCATAAGCACACAGCAGCGAAGCCTCGCTACCGTCTGATCATGCCCCTCGACAGAGAGGTCACGCCGGACGAGTACGAGGCCATCGCCCGCAAGATCGCCGAGAAGATCGGCATCGACTACTTCGACGACTCAACCTT